ATGAGTTAGGTGGTGCAATAGCAAATCGTCGTAACCAAGGTATCATGGGATTAGCATAATGGATCTTGAAGTATTACGGAAACAAATAGAAGCAGATGAAGGATGTAAGTATGAAATTTACTTGGATCATCTTGGTCTGCCTACTTTTGGCATTGGTCACTTGGTCATTGAATCTGACGAAGAGAATAACCAACCAGTCGGAACACCTGTCTCAACAGATAGAGTCACAGAGTGTTTTAATAGAGATGTTGAAACAGTACTCGATGACTGCGAGCGGTTGTACCCAGATTTTGACACCCTCCCAGAAGAAGTGCAATTAATCATAGCTAATATGATGTTCAATATGGGCAGACCTAGACTTAGCAAATTTAAAGGTATGAAAGCTGGTGTTGATGCTAGAGATTGGCAGCAAGCCGCAGATGAGATGGTTGACTCAGTGTGGTATAGACAAGTACCTAATCGTGCCAAACGGTTGGTCCAACGCATGAGAGAAGTGTGATATGGATCCTGTCTCCGCAATGGCGACTGCTTCGGCAGCTTTCGGAGTTCTAAAGAAAGGATTTGCGATAGGTCGTGACATTGAGTCTATGGCTAAAGATCTGTCACGCTGGATGGGTGCTCTATCTGATCTAGACCAAATGGAAAAGGAGGCTAAAAACCCTCCTATATTCAAAAAATTATTTAACGGTGAAAGTGTTGAGCAAGAAGCAATACAGACTTTTGCTGCTAAGAAAAAAGCAGAAGAGCAAAGATATGAGCTTAAACAGTGGATAAGTATGACACTTGGTAGATCTTCTTGGGATGAGCTTGTGCGTATGGAAGGGCAGATCCGAAAGCGTAGACAAGAGACATTATACAAGCAGAGAGAACGCAGACGTAAGTTTTTAGAGATCGTAGCATGGGTTGTTATGCTTGGATTAGCTACAGCAATTCTTTACGCTTTTGTCATGTTTCTTATGTCAAAGCAAGCAAAAGCATCAAATGTAAAAATGACAACTTGCCGTTTAGCGGCACAGGAAGTTATCGGTAAATCTGATCTTTTGTGTTTCTACATTGGGGCTGGTAACACCCAAGAGCAATATACATCTGAAGTCTATATGGGTTGCCAAAAAGAGTATCAATGCGTGTATAATCCACGACCAAAAGGGGCAAGCCTTAAAGATACGATGAAAAGTATAAATAAAGCACTTGATTAATCTAAACTATCCAATCTCTAAAATCTTCAGCAAGCACCTGACTGGCAATATTGATTTTGTTTCTTAAAGCTATTAGTATTTTTTCATCTACTGTTTTATCAGCAACAATATCTATATAAGTGACTTTACTTGTTTGCCCAATACGATGCGCTCTATCCTCACTTTGTAACCTTATCTCAAGATCAAAGTTATTACTGTAGTAAATCACGGTTTTAGCCTCAGTGAGCGTTAGTCCGTAACCTCCTGTGCGTGGTTGCCCAATAAAATACTTTAGGGGGCTGTCAGGGTCTTGAAACTGCCGAACAATCTCTTGCCTCTGATCACTTTCCGTTTCACCGTAATATGTAGCGGCTGTTTCAGCACCATACTTTAATGATATAGCTTGGTGTATAGATTTTATATCATGGGTAAAATTAGCCCATATGATAACCTTACCGTCTACTTCTTCAAGCACAGACATTAACTCAGGTAGTTTTGCTGAGTCAAATATTTTCATAGTGCCATCATCTAATTTTACATGGCCTGAACACACTTGTTGAAGCCTGAGTAATTGCGTAAGCACTGTATCTGTTGTAACGCTGCCCTCTTCAATAAGGGCTAATGCAAAAGATTTTAAACTGCTGTACACAGATTTTTGTTCATCAGTTAGCTCTACACTACGTTTGACATACACTTTATCAGGTAAGTCTAAACAATCTTCTTTCTTTACACGAAAACTAAACTTTTCCAATTTATCATTTAACTTTTCTAAATTACGGTATCCCACAATTTGTGTGAAGCTATGTGCGCCCATATTTCTACGCTGCACAACGGCATACTCATATTGAAAACTGAAATAACTGCTATGACCTAACAGCCATCCATCAAGAAACTCACATTGTGTGTATAAATCCATAGGGCTTTTAGTAACAGGAGAGCCAGTAAGTATCCGTCTGTACTTTGCTTGTTGTCCTATTTTTACAATGTTCTTAGTTCGTTTAGCATCTTTACTTTTTATAGTAGTGCTTTCATCTACAGCCATTAAAGAAGGGTGTGACCTTAAAAACCTTTCAGCTTCGTTATTACCTTTTTTAGTGCTGAACGCTTCTACATTCATTATGAATATTTTTAAATTATCATCTAGTTGATATAGCTTAGCCTGTTTTTCAAGCTGTTTTTTAGTTTGGCTAGGATTCCATAATACAATATCCGCTAATACATGGTCTGGCATATGTGTGGGTAATTCACCTTGCTCCCAGTTACGATACACCCCTTTAGGCGCAACTATTAATGCACCAGTAATCTCACCTCTATCATAAAGGATGCACATATTATCTATCAGGACTTTTGATTTACCTGTCCCCATATCCATGAAGTAGGCAAATTCTTTCTTATCCCATGATTTTTTCAAAGCCTCGAGCTGATGCTCGTATGGCTGAAACTTAAATTTGTAACGCATAACACCGCTTTCTAATGGGTACTTTTTATAATAGCCCTAAACAGCAAATCTTGTATATGTTTTTTGTATCCCAAACAAAGTCGCGTGGGGGCTTCAATCGATATTGAGATACCTAGATATCGTATATTATAATATCGGATGTATCACATTGACCATATATTGCTTTTACCCCTATATATAAAAGTGTATTGTAAGCATAGTTTGGTAATAAAGCCGAACTTAGAAAGTAAAGCGGAGTAGAAAGCCGTGACGGTATATATAACCCAAGAGGTCCGTGGTAGAGATATTACGGATGCAGTTGCCTTCGGTGACTTGCAAATACTTGTCCCTGCAAAGGAACAGGTCGCTTACAGTACGCAACCTACGACACGGCGTATTAACCGAGGCTTACGAAATTTTAATGATGATGATTACCTATTATTATCTGGTGACCCAATAGTCATTGGTATTGCTTGTGCTCAGGCAGCACAAGTCAACATGGGTAGGTTTAAAGCATTAAAGTGGGACAGGCTTGAAGCACGTTATTATCCGTTAATAGTTGATCTGTATAAAAAGGAGGCCAGTTAATGGACTTTGAAAGTGTAGCCGACCAGTTCACAGGTGTGGACGAACAAGGGGTAGGTACAATCAGCAATCTATGCAAACAACAAATTGCATTAGAACGCCGAATTACCGACCTAGAACAAGAGCTCAAAGACACCAAGCGCGATCATAAGAAAATAGCAGAGGATTTACTCCCTGCGGCTTTGGATGAGTATGGTGTGAGCCAATTAAAAATGGACGATGGCAGTGAGATAAGTGTTTCACCTTATTATAATGCAAGCATTGCCAAAGACCGTGCTGATGAAGCCTTTGACTGGCTTGTACAAGCAGGACATGGTTCGCTTATTAAGAACCATGTAACAGCGGCTTTCGGCCGTGGTGAAGATAATGTAGCTAAAAGTTTGCTCGCTGAGTTAGAGCAAAGGGGCATGGCTACACAAACAAAAATTTGGGTTGAACCTATGACACTCAAGTCTTTTGTAAAAGAGCAAGTTGAAAAAGGTAATAACTTACCATATGACTTGTTGGGAATATTCGTAGGGCAAAAAGCCAAGATAAAAAGGAGTTAGATCATGGCAGGTGAAGTAGCAAAGAAAGAATCAACTGCGGTAGCAATGGCATCCCAGTTTGAGGATATGGGTGGTTTGGGTTTTGAGGAAACTACCTCACAAGATATGGCAGTACCGTTTTTACGCATACTTGCACAACTCAGTCCACAAGTTAATAAACGTGATGGTGCTTATGTTGAGGGTGCTGAAGCTGGCATGATGTTCAATACAGTATCTAATAGAGTTTACGATGGTGAAAAGGGTGTGGCTGTTGTTCCATGCTATTACAATCGTAGGTTTGTGGAATGGGCTCCTCGTGAAAAAGGTGGTGGTTACTTTGGTTCTTATCACCCTGATGACCCTATCACCAATACTACAACAAAGAATGAGCGTGGTGAGGATATTCTACCCAACGGTAATTTACTCACTAATACAGCACAGTTTTTTGTAATCTTGATTGATGAAGATGGTCCGCAACGATGCTTAATAACTATGTCTAGCACACAGTTAAAGAAAGCTCGTAAGTGGGTTACACAAATGCAAGCTTTGACAGGTACGAAATCTAATGGCGAATCATATACTTTGCCTATGATGTCCCACTCTTACCGACTATCTACTGTTGCTGAAAGCAATGATAAAGGTAATTGGTTTGGTTGGGATATAGCAAAGGCTGGCATGATGGATTTATCCCTTGATAAGGATGGTAAACCCAGTAACCTTGCAGACCATGCTAATTTCTCAATGGCAGTAGAGTTTGCCAAATCAGTAAAATCTGGTGAAGTAGAGGTTAAGGAACAGTCTCAAGATAGTTCTAAGAAAGAACTTAATGATGATGTTCCTTTCTAAGTTCAACTGTGGGGGTTGATCACCCTATGGTTGCTCGGGGGTGGGGTTAGCGACGTGGAAGGTAAATCATCTATAGTTGCTATGCCCTGCCCCCACCATTTCATATTGGAGTAGCATATGTCTTTAGCACAGAAATTTCTAAAGCTATTTGCTGGTAATCAACGCGCTCATGGTGTGTTTAACCCAGACGAACAGCGCAGTGATGGTAAACGACTAGGTGTTTATACCATTATTAAAAACCCACCGAGTGAAGAGCTTTGGCAAAATCATTTAGATGGTAAGCAAGGGCTAGGTATTATCCCCATCAGAGATGATAATTTATGCGAATGGGGTGCAATAGATATTGATAATTATAGTGTTGACCATAAACTTTTAGTTAGCAAACTAAAAGAAGCTAAGATACAAGGATGGGTAGGCCGTAGTAAATCAGGTGGTGCTCATGTCTATTTTTTCTTTAAATCACCATTAAAAGCAGGATACGTACAATCAAAACTTACTGAGTTAGCTGCATCATTAGGTCATGCAGAATGTGAGATATTCCCTAAACAATCAACCATTTTGGTAGACCGTGGCGATACAGGTAGTGGGTTAAATATGCCTTATTATAAGGGCGATTTTAGTACACGCTCTGTTTACGGTGAGGATGGTGAATTATTATCACCTGAGGATTTTGTAAACCAAGCTGGTTTTCATCAGATCACACCTGAGGATTTTGAAAAGTACCGCATATCTGAGCCTGAGCCTACATTAAAAGATGGTCCACCATGTTTGAATGAGCTTTGTCATCAAGGTTTTGGTGAGGGTTCACGAAATAATGCTCTCTTTAATTTGGGTGTGTATGCCCGAATGTTTGATGAGGATAATTGGGAAGCATTAGTACAGAAGTATAATATAGATTACCTAAGTCCCCCTCTTAGCCATAATGAGGTGGGTACTGTAATCAAACAGTTGAATCGCAAGGAGTATTTCTATAAATGTGATGACCAACCTATCAAACCTTTTTGTAATAAAGATGTGTGCGTTACTCGCAGACATGGTGTTGGTCCAGCTGGTGTACAGAATCAGATGTCTAGCCTTACTAAAATTGATGGTGATCCACCTATCTGGTTATTAGATGTAGATGGTAATAGGTTAGAGTTGAGTACAGATGGTTTAATTAGTCAGACCAGATTCCAACGTGATTGTGTAGCTCAAATCAATAAACTGCCTATCGCTGTATCACAAAGAGCATGGCAGACTAGAATACAGCTATTATTAGATAACTTAACCATTGTGGAAGTACCCCCAGACGCTACTATAAAAGGTGAGTTTGAAGACCTTTTGCATCAGTTCTGTAGTGAACGTGCCAAGGGTTCTGAACGTGATGATATATTGCAGGGTGTAGCTGTTTGGGCTGATGGCAGGGTTTATTTTCAGGTAAAAGATATAAAAAAGCACCTGACTGTAAATGATTTTAACCATTATACTTCAAATAAAATAACACTCAGATTGCAGGGACTTGAGGCAGAAAAGATGTTTTGGAGAGTTAAAAATAAAGGATTGCATGTTTGGTCTTTACCGCAAGAGTTTTTTGCTGAAGGGGAACAGGTACTTCAATTACCAGACCTTCCAGCACAAGAAGATGTTTTGTAATGAAGATTATACTTGGTCCTCCTGGAACAGGTAAAACCACATACCTCTTGAATAAGGTAGAAGAGTATCTTGCTAAAGGCGTACCGCCCGATAGGATTGGTTACTTTGGTTTTACTCGTGTAGCTACAAAAGAAGCTATAGATAGAGCATGTGAAAAATTTAGGTTACACAAACGTGACCTACCTTTTTTCCGCACCCTTCACAGCCTAGCTTTTATGCAGATGGGTATTACTACTAGCCAAATCATGACAGGTGATAAGTTTGCTGAGGTAGGTGATTGGTTGAAGATAGGTAATTTCTTTGGCAGTAGTGCTCCTGCTGATCAAGGTCCGTATAAAGATTTTGGTTATGGTGATAAATTCCTTGAGATAATAAACATATCTAGAATACAACAGGAACACCTACGGCAGACATATAATGCTTCTACTGTGCCCTTAAAAACAGATTGGTCTAGGGTAGATTATGTAGATAGGGGTTTAAGGGCGTGGAAAGATAGGTTCCAGCTTTTTGATTATACAGATATGTTAGAGCAATTTTGCTATAGACAACTCTCTCCAAAATTAGAAGTAGTGTTTATTGATGAAGCACAAGATTTATCTCCTTTGCAGTGGAGGATGGTTCATCAATTAGAAGCTAATTGTAAGGAGATGTATGTAGCTGGAGATGATGACCAAGCCATCTTCCGTTATGCGGGAGCAGACGTAGATTATTTCATATCCCTTGGCGGTGAGGTAACTGTTTTGAATCAAAGTTACAGGATCCCCTCCAGCCATCATGCACTTAGTCAGAAAGTTATTCAAAGAGTGGTTGGAAGAAGACCCAAACAATTCCAACCAAGGGATGAGGATGGTAGCGTTTTCTGGCATAGACACTCCGAATCGGTAGATATGGCTGAGGGAGATTGGTTATTACTAAGCCGAACTACAAGAGGTGCTCGGCAGATAGAAGAAGAAGTACGTCGCCGAGGTCATTTGTATATCTACAATGGCAGTAAATCTATTGATGGTAAAGTTCTAGAAGCAGTGCGTTTATGGGAAAACTTAAGACAAGGTAAGCTATTAACTGTAGAAGAAGTACGGATTGTTTATAGCCAAATGTTGTTAGGGACACAGGTAGAGTATGGTCATAAAACCTTTTCCAAAGGGCAGTCTGATATGCGATATGGATTGCAGGATTTGCAGGATTTCCATGGATTATTGCACAGCCTTCCATGGGATGAAGGGCTAGGTAAAATATCGGATAGTGATAAAAGGTATATAACTGCTTGTCTGCGTAAAGGAGAGTCTTTGACACAAGAGCCTCGTATCCGAATCTCTACGATTCATTCGGCTAAAGGAGCTCAGGCGACTAATGTTATGGTTCTCACTGATACTATGCGTCGCTCTTATTCTATGTGGCGTAAGTTTGAAAACGAACATTATGATGAGGCTCGCGTGTTTTATGTGGGTCTTACTCGCGCTTTACAACATCTTCATTTAATACATCCGATGTTTAGTAGAGGTTATCAAATACCAGCCTGACAATTTACTTGGTCAACGCGACCTGTTACCAGTTGCAGTCCAAACGCCATACCTTTTAAATATAGGTATACAGCAACTAGCCATAGAAGGGGCTTATTATAATGTCAGAAGTAAAATACTTAACCAAGGAGCAGTTCCAGCGGCTTAACGACCGCGCTATACAGCGTAATGCTAACCGCACGGTCAAGCCTACGTTTGTAAAGCGTTTGTCCGAGGGCTTAAAGTTTCCGATTATTGAAACACTGCTACACAATGATGTGGAGATGCGTTGCCATATTGCAACAGGATCCGAGGGTAGCACTGTTTGGTTGGACATTTCCTTGTCCGACTTTGATGTATTACCCACAGTCGATACAGCCTAGCTTTAGAAAGGAGCGATATAATGGCACACATGGTAGAAACAATGGCTTATGCGGGGCAAGTCCCTTGGCATGGTCTTGGTGAAAAAGTTGAGGGCAACCTCACCCCTGAGCAAATGCTTAAAGCCGCAGGGCTTGATTGGACAGTTAGTAAACGTCCGATGTATTTTGCAGATAAACCCGATACATGGGATCTTAATGACCCCCGAGGTGAAGCAAAAATGCTTCGCGCTAATGACCACTACGCAGTTGTTCGTGATTCAGACAACCGTGTATTATCTGCTTGTGGTGAGGGTTTCGTACCTTTCCAGAACCACGAAACAATGTCCTTTTTCAAAAAGTTTACTGAAGCAGGGCATATGGAAATGGATACTGCTGGTAGCCTAAGTGATGGTGAGCGTGTCTGGGGCTTGGCTAAAATCAAGAAAGGTTTCAAGCTGGCTGGCGGTGATGATATTGAAGGTTACTTACTTATGGCTAACAGTCACAAAGTAGGTACTGCAATGACCGTTATGTTTACACCTATTCGTGTAGTGTGTAACAACACGATTACATTAGCTCTTAACCAAGAAGGTATGACAGGTAAGTTTCGCGTGTT